TCGAATACTTTAGCGAGTTGTTGTGTGGGGCGTGTTACGGCCAGTTCGTTTAGTTTCATCTGAGTTTCCTCGTAGTTGCCAGTATTTAGCCAAATTTATACATTTCGCTAGTTCTTTTTCCAGTACCTGGCTTTGTTCTTGCCTAGCACTTGTCTTATTGATCAAGTTTTCCCAGGTGTGCCCTGATGTGCGCTCGGCTAGGCTACGCCGCACATATATGTCATTTCGTAATCGTGTTATGGATTGATCCAGCTCTTTGATCTGTCTGGCTAGATTAAATCTGTGTAAGTTGTCTGCTATGCACCAGGCCAAGGCAGATTTTGTGCCCGAAAATACGCCCACAGCATCGTCTCTCAAACGCACTTGGAATAAGCCTTCAGTAGGATGTATAGTGTATCTGCCAAACACTCGGTATTTTTCTCCATCCTCAATGATAACTTGATCAAGGATACGGGGCAGTTCGCGCTCTGCTAATGCAGCAAGTTTTCGACTGGCTTTCATTTTAACACATAGTGTGATACTAACCAGCCCACAGTACCCACAAGGAGACCAATGATGCCAATGCCCCAACTGATCAGTCGATCATTTTGTTTTGCTGACATTTTCTGCATCATGTCATGTACTTCTGACATCATGGTTTTCACCGAACTCACATCTGATTCCACATTTTGAATCTTGAGTTCCAGCATGCGATAACGCTCAGCACATAACTCAACATGCGCTTCGAGGCTTTTCTTTTCAATATCTGTAGTGTCCATGAAGTTATTTATGGTCCAGGGCCTCAAACCAAATGTTCACATCTGGCCGTAATAATGTAGTGAGTTCTTGCTCTACATAGTTTATTACGGGCACGCCGGCGCATGCTTGCCGTAATCTTCCCACCGAATCATTATCAATCCTAAACACATCTTCAAGATCTGTGTCAAAGTCAAACTGCCAACGAGTATTTTCTAATCTCACACGACTCACACGAAGAGGTTGTGTGTAAAGACTTATCAACTGCATTATGGTTTCCCAATTGCGTTGTTGATTTCTACTTCTCAACCATGTGGCTCGATCTGTGACAGCTTGTCCTTGTTGATCACGAAATGGCAATATATTTTCACGAAAGTGGCCAGTGACTCCTGTGGGTGTACAATCAAAATCGGTAGTTACTCGTATGCTTAGGGTCATGGCGTATTTACGGCCAAAAAAAAGCCCTGGAAATAAACCAGGGCCTTGTTTTTACTACTGTCTAAAATTAGACTGGAGTGAAGTTGACTGCGCTTGTGGTGAATGTAGCATTACCGGAACATGAGTTCAATTGCAGATTCAAACCACCGCTTGCCACTGTAGCACTGGTGTTAGCAGTGGCCAACAATGTGACATTGCTGTAAGCACCTGTGGGGTACACAGCCAGGTTCAATATTGTAGGTGCAGCTGGGCTGACCTGATACATTGCCACTGTGGCTTTGGTTTGGATAGCTTGAATAACATTGTTCAGATATCCGTTGACATTTGCAACAGTGTTAGCACCGTCCATAGCGCCGTTGGCGACCAAGCTGAAGAAGTCCAGCTTGGGGCCTTGGAAGTTAACTGACCCGGTGTTAGCAATGTTTGCTGTGCCTGTAATGTTACCATTTGCTGTGTCCATATTGAACACTGGTTGCATTGTTCCATTGACTTTTGTAAATCCTGCCATTTTTGTTTCTCCTAAAAAGTGAGCGTGTTTGCCCTACTCTTATTTATGAATCTGGCAAAAAAACATGCCCTTGTCTAGTTGTTTCTGGCTTTGTTTCTGGCAGTAAAGTCAAATCTGTTCACGGCTTTGCCATAGCCTGCAGGGGTAGCAAACACCCATCCTTCATTGCCCGGGACCTGTGCATCTAGTTTGCCCAGCAGATCCAGTTTGAGATCATGCAGCAATTCAAACAACAAGAACGCAGCAGCTAGGCCTTGCTCGTTTGAGGTAGGACTACGCAGATATTGTGCTATATTGCTGACCTTTTGTGGTGTTTGAGTTTGTTGCAACCAGGCCATGAATCCCGGCACTAGATCACGGAAATCACCTGTGTAAGCAGCATGTCTTGGATCTACTCGTTTGTTAATGTAGTCAATGGCCAGCTTGGCCAGGTCAGTGATCTTCATGGCTCGCAGTTCCATGGGATTGAACAATGTGTCTATGGCTGCGCGATTCTGGCGCAGTAATGCTCGAATCTTTTTAGCTATGTCGTTGTTCTTGGGAACTGCTTGAGCATAGATAGGTTCTATCAACAACAATCCTGGTACTGTATTGAACTTGACTCTGCTGAGTGGTTGCTTGGGGGCATCCACATCTGCATACATAGTGTGAACTGCTACGCCAATTTCGCTGTTTGCTATCTTCTTTCCTAGATCACTGGCCACAGGAATGCGGTATGCTACTGTGTTGGGTCGGAATACAAGATTACCTGCTTCTACTTCTGGAGTAGATGTATATAACAGATCACCCTTGACATAACCACGAAAGTTCTCAGGTGTGGCTGCTTCGAGATATGGCCAGATGGCCTCATATGTGGGCAGCAGGGTTTGTATTCTATCTGCTTTATTGCCTTTGGCAGCAGCATTGGCATCTCGTCGCGCCATGTCTGTGGCAACCTCATCGGTGCTGGTGAATAATCTTTCCGCGGTGAAGCCTGCATCATCTGTGAGCACAAACTCACCGGTGTCAGGTTTGCGACCAAATACCACAGCCGGCTTGCCATCCCATTTTACTGATCCGGTCTTGGGATCCGTATAGAAACTATCAGCTATTTGCAATGCTCGATCTACACCTGCTGAACCACTGCGGAACACATAGTCTTCCAGGTGCTCGATGCCTTTGGCTTTACCGCCTACCGCAACAGGTTCTTGCTCGTACAGTTGATATGTTTTCTTTGTTTCGATCAAGGGCTGCATGCCTTGATTCACGATACGATCACGCAGGCGTGCCAGGAAGTTAGCATCACTTTCTCTCACGGTCATGTCGGGCTCTCGTATGCCTTCCTTGGCTAGGTATTCACGGAAATCTTTTACTTAGGCTTCACGATCAGGATCATTGCTGAGTGCAGCATAGATTGATTCCACATTCTTTAGGTTGTTGCGACTGGCACCACGCCCTAACAACACCGTGGCCACATAGTCAGGATCCATGCCGTGTTTGACCAATTCATTTGTGGCACGAGAGAACATGCCGTTAGCACCTACTTTTAAACCTTGTTGCTTGGCTATGCTTGACATTAACACATTGCGATTCATGCCTTTGTATTCTGAATCCTCACCACCACCGTAATAAAACTGACCCCAATCCAAGTTAGGGAAGAACATAAAGTCAGTCTGTACAAATCCACGATTAGCATCACCACCTATGGGTGTTTTGAAATGTACTTCTCCAGCTTTTTTAACCCATTCTCTAGGGTCCAGACCTTGACTTTGCACAAATTGTGTGAGTATCCCGGCCAGTTGCTCTTTTGAAACTTCCGTGAGATCCACCGCCAAATCCAAGTCGCCAGATGTGGGTTTACGACCTGTGGATCCTAACCAACGGTCCTTGGGGAATTCTATGCCAGTTACCTGTTCTATCCAATGAATGGTAGCAGGCACATCTGCACGGTTGATACGCTGTGTGAGTGGTTCGCCTTTAGGGCCTTTGAATACATTGCCGCCTTCCAGCAGTTTATTGATTTGCATGACTACGCCTTACGGTTCTGGCAAATCTGCCTGCATCACGGGTACGGATTGCATTCAGCAGTTTGCGTGTGAGATTTTCTGCTTGCTCCGGTGAATACGAAGCTTCTATCTGTTCTAACAAATTGATGGCACCAGCAATGATGTTAGAAGCGCGGCTTTCTATTATCAAGTCGCGTTCACGCTCAACATACATTGAATCCAGTTCTTCTAATAGACTACGGGTGCGTTTTTGCATTGCGTTCAAGGGCCTTTGAGTTATTTATTGGTTTTAACCAGTTTTGATCTTGCCCAACAGCTCCTTGAGCTTGTTGCTTTGTACATCTGCCGTGATCTTTGGAGTAGGGTCTAGTGGATCAACGCCCGGCTTGGGTTGTGCCCTTTCCCATTTAACAGGTGCTGCGGCATCTGCTGGCGCTACACTGGCACGAGCCTTGATAGATTCCATCACGCTGCTGGGTTTGCGGAAGCCATTGTCGTTCTCATCCCCACCTGCATCTGTGATACGCATGGTATCAATATCATATTCCAGATCAATCTTCTGTCCCACACCTGTTGAACTACGACTTTTCATACACTGGATCTGATACTTGCCACGCTCTTTCATTGAACGCGATGTCAAAATACCAAACACATTGTCTGCTGTGTTGATCTTTGAAATACCACCAGAGATATGACTGTGATCAAATTCCACTTCTTCCACTGCTGATCGATTCAACTGCGACGCAGTTACCATGAGCATCTGCAGTTCTTTAGCCAAGTTACGCAGTTCTTCCGATACATACTTGTCTTTCACAAACAAATCATTTGGACTGACCTTTGCACTCACTGGCATCAGCAAGTCCAAGTAATCAATCATCACAAAGTCTACCCGCTTGCCTGTTTGTATCTGATACTCTTTCAAATACGCTCGTATGTCATTGATGTTTGATTGTGCCGGTAACCCTTTCACTTGATAGTTGCCGCTCTTCTTGGCCACCAGCTTTACTTTGAGTTCTGCTGTGTCGATATCCTTGCGTATGTCTTTGGTACTCATGTTTGTGAGCATGGCATCTGTTCTCAAACTAGTGAGCTCTTCACTCAGTTCCAATGTGATATACACTCCACTGAGTCCGGATTACACCCAGTTCAATGCTATATTCATCATCACAAGACTTTTACCTGATCCGGAGCCACCTGCAAAGATGTTTAGTTCGCCGCGGCTGAATCCA